ATTCTTTGTATCATTTCATTAAAATGTCTTGTTTCTTCAAGTCTCATCTTATCCTTCATTCGTTTTTCTTGTAAAAGGAAATCATTCTTTAGTTTAATATCCATTCTATTGAGTCTGTTCTGCTCAATTAATTGAGTAGTTAATCTTCTTTCTTGTTCATATTGCTTATTTTCTTCTAAAATATTTGAATGTCTTCTTTTTTCTGTTTCATCCCTCTGTTCTGCTGCCTTTAATTCCTTATCACTGTCATGTTTATCAGGCTTTTCCATAACTTTTGCTAATTTCTCTGTAACACCAGAATATTTCTCTAATATACTCTTTGTCTTTGGGTCTAATTTTATCTCAAAGATAATATTATCTGTAGTTGCCATCGAACTATATATATCTAGTTCCTATTTAATGTTTTTGGGCATAGGTGGAGGCTTTACTGATTTCTTTGATAATTGTTCTTGTATGTCTTTATGAATGATTAGGAGGTTTTTGAGGAATCTGACTGGTTGCCTGTCTGTCGTTTCTTTATCCCATCCGAAGTTGCTTGCACAGAAGTAGTAGATTGTGGCTGTTGTTCGTTCTCCGTTGTCGAGCCCATGAATGTCACCATCCAATCCTCCAAGAACTTCGCTAAAGGGTAGTCTACCATCACTCCAGCGATGATCTGTTTTGCAACTGAGGCTTTCATATTTCGAAGTGCTGCTGCCGAGCCTACTTCAAAAGGTGCACTGCGAATAACCTTCAATAGGATAGTTTGCCTATAATTTGGTATATTCACTTTAGGTTTTGTAACATCTGATAAATCAACACAGTTATTGATTACAGATTCTAATTCTCCAAATGTTAAATCGTCTTCATATTCGATGGTTGCTTTTGAGCCTTCCCAATCTATTTCAAAACTTTTTATTGCCAATGAATAACACCCTTTTATCGGTCTTATAAATCTTTCTACTCTTCTGTTGTTTGGTTGTTCTTACAGGCTATTGTAAGCTCTTTAATTCTCCAGTCAATGTTTTCAAATACTGGTTCATTTGGTGCAATTCCTTCTACACTTAATGATGTTGGAGATAATCCTGTACCTGTTAATTTAATTTCCTCGTTTGCGGATTTTTGGAATAATATTTCTAATTCTGGTGAACCTCCTACTGTTTCTGAGAATGTTCCAGAAGTTCCTTTTGAAACTTGTTCTAACAAGTCTTCTAAGATTGTCTTGTTTAGTAATGATGCTTTGAATGATCCTGTAATGTCTAAGATTTGTCTGTATGCATCTACTGCTTGGTTAGAGTTTAATCCATATAGTAATGTTGGTGTTTGGTTAATTTGTAAGTTTAAGTCTTGTACTTGTGCTACAACACTTCCACCATATTTTAATTGAGCATGTGCGAATGTAAATGCCTTATGATCTAATGTTGGTTCTGTTGGTGCTGAACCAAATGTTGTTGCTGGTGCATCTTCTTTACCATATGATGCTGATAATGAACAATCTACTGTTTGTCCTATTGATGTTGTTATTCCTAATGTACTTGCTATACAACCTTTCAATGTTCTTACTATATCAGAGTTTGAAGTATCTGCTGCATTGAATCCTACTTCTACTTGAAATGATCTTGGTTGTTTATTAATACCGTTTGATGCGTGTGGATAAGTATGAGTGTAAGGGTTACTACTTCCTGTAGTGCTAGGTGCTCCGAAAAATGCACCGAAAATCCAAGGGTTATTTAATGCAAAATCAACCGAAATTTCTCCTGCTTGTGTTCCATATGCATAACTTTCATATGTTAACTGGTTTAATGCTGGAAGGTCTATTCTATTGTGTGTAAGACTCCAAGATCCTAATGAGTCTCTTAGACCAAATTTCTTATCACATGTTGCTGAACCGCCATAAGTTGACTCGTAGCCATACTTTACATACGATTGTGCACCTGTTCTAACCATTCTGATATTTAAAGAGGTTGTTGATATTTAAAGATTTAGGTAGGGTTTAACTTCCTATATCTGACACCTAGAGTATGCTTGAACATGTTCCTATATGAGTCATTTTCAGATATACTAGTTAAAACCCTAAGATCTACAAAATCTGTTCTTCTTATATTATCTTTTATTATTTTTGCCACCTCTTTTACTATATTATTATGATAATCATGATTTTGAAATGTTCTAACTTCTACGTTTATATCAACTTCAGATAGATGATCTGTTCCATATAATCCCCAATATTGTATCTTTTCCTTTTTAGGATAGATTAGAATTAAATCCCTGCGAGCATCTACAAAACCAGTTGCTTTCTGATCATAACTTTTTGTAAGAATTGGCATATATCCTAATGACCAGTTATCATTTATAAGATTTATAATATCATCTAATGAATCATATATTGCAATACCCATTATCTACCACCCCTTTCTCTAGCCAATCTTAATTGCTTTCTTTTCTGTTGTGCTCTTATAATTCTCATTGCAATTTTTGATACTTCTAGTTCTGGATTTGGTGATGTGTATACTCTTTCTTTCTCATCTTCGTTTTCTGGTTGTTCTAATTTTGTATCTACAACCCATGTCTCTATGGCACCAACATTACTGGTATCAATAGGTTCATAAACGTCAGTCCAATCTTCATCTTCTGGATCGGTTTCCATTATCTCATCAACAAATGTCTCGACCATATCATTTAAACTCTCAAAATCAGCCCATTCTATAGTATTTAATACGATTTCATCTGCTTGTATTGTAAAACTTTCTCCATTATTCACCAGATTATATTTAATATTAGATTGTGCTAGTTTTTCATCCATTAATTCAACTGTTTTTTCTGTTAGACTTGTTTTAAAATCATGTAGTGCTTCATTAAGCATTCCATATCTTGAACCAAATGTAGCAAATGTTTCACTCATGGTATGAAGAACACTTCTCTACGGTTTAATACGCACTCTTCTACAGAATCTTTCCAATGTTTTATGGATTGGTCTATATTTAATTGATTGCTTCCTATTGGTATTTGATCCATTCTTAGACTTGTTGTTAATAATTCTATTGCTGTGAGTTTTACACATGCATCTTCAACATCATCTGGAACTGTTGTATCTCCGTATCTATATGTAACTCTCACTCTGTTTTTTCTCATTATACTGAATAAGAAACCTCTGAGATATAATCTTCCATAAACCTCGTCAAACTCATACCATTCTGTATCATTTAATATATCATCATATGCCGAACTTGCACCCTGCCAAATCTCTATCTTATCACCACTTGAGGAGTTTAATGGTTTACAGTTTCTATGTTGTAACCATAATGGAGTACCCCATCCAAATGTATAAAGTAATGGTAAATCGTGAATTTCTTTAGTTATGGTTTTTTCTCTTCCAAATGTATGCCCAATCCGTCTATCCAACTCTTCTTCTTTTCTGTTGATAATTTTTTCAACTTGAGTCTTATTAGGAGTAGTAGTAGCAGTAATGGGGATTCTGAGAAAATCAGCCACATCTTCCACTGTGCAGTATGTAACAGCCATGATGTAAATAAAGAGGTTGAGTATTTAAGTTTATTTAAATACGATGACATATTCGGCTGAACCTGTGACATCAGCATATATACCGTTTTCAAATCTTCTGTGTAGTTCATCAACATCCTGTACTTCTTCACCATAAATTGTTATTTCTACAGGAGCACTGGAATTAACACCGTTTTTAAGTTCTACTTTTGCTCCAGATGAGCCTTTTTTAGAAACATGAACAGCAACAAGTACCCCATGTCCTCCTTTTACGAGAGCATCAGCATTGACATTTGCTACATTGTGGTTTAGTTCTACCATGATAGTGATTCAATGCTTACATATATAAACTTTGTGAAGAAAAAAAAGAATAGACTTTCTGGACTCTAGTAGCCTATGACTAGGAATTCAAATACTTTGTTTGCGATTGAGGTACTATTTGCAACTTCTGCAAATGTTGCACCTGCTGAACCACCTACGGAGAATAATTTGATTTTCTCGTTAGCCTTATCATACTCTACTTTGTATAATGAGTCCGTATATTCTGGAATCACTGCAACGAGTGTAGAGATTCTTCCCTCTTTGAGGTCGGCTGACACTCCGTTGGTTGCATAAGCATCAGAACCACCAGCGGTGACTTTGACCTTATATATTCGCAATTTTGAAGTAAGTGCTGCTTGCCATGAAAGTGTCTTTCTGACATTGCCATTTGTCCAGTCGGATGTACTTACTGTAACTGCCATGAATTAGTGTATGAACCACCTATATATAAGTATTAAAAAAAAAGGAAATTTGGTGGTTTGACTAAAGTTTGATATCTCTAATCTTACCTTGTGACTTGAAGTGTCTACAGACAGTTTCTCCCATAGTTCTGAATACACCTTTCTCAACAAATGCATTGTTTACGAATGGGTATGCAGGAGATCTGCGAGTTGCTTCATAGTATTCAGTTGGAATTGCGATTGAGATTCCGATTCTTGGATAACCATATCCTTCTGCATCAGATGTATCAAGTGCAAACAATCTACCGATCTCAGATGAGTCGCTAGCGTTACTTGGTGCATCCTTGGATGGGATGAATGGGATTCCATAAATGGAGTCTACGTGGATTCCGACACCAGTTCCTTTGAATGTTTGAATTCCGTTAACATCGATTTGTACGAGTGCTTCACCGTATGGGTTTGGAATACGGACTGAAGGCATGTATAAACCTTGTATTTCGGAGTAAACTTCGTGTGAACCGAGGAATACGTTTGGATCTTTACCAGCAGCAATACGGATCTTTCTTAGGAAAGTACGTAATGTGTCATCGGTAAGGACACCGTTGGTACCAATGGTACCTGAAGCAGATTCTACAGTACAGTCAAAGTCAGTGCCACTATCTCTATCGACAGTTGCGTTTGCAGCCCAAGGGTCATAATAACCTGTTTGTGATCCACCAGTAGCATCTTCTTCAGCATCGCTGGAGATGATTCTGTCTAGTGTCTCAAAGTCTTTGGTACCAGTGTTAGCACCGCTAGCACCTGCTGCTTCTGCTTCGACATCTGCTAAGAGCATTCTGTTTAAGAATTCTTTGTGTTGGACTGCCATATACAATCGGAGTGAACCAAGTCCTCCCCAAATGTCATCTTTACTGTGAGTTGCGAGCCATTCCATAACTTCAGATGCACTGAAAGGCAACTGAGCTGTTTTTGGTCTGATATCGATCTCTTGCAAAGTTGGTTTGACGGTCTCAGCAATAGTACCTCCTTCTGAAGTACCACCCAAAGTAGTGTTACCTTGGTTAGTATTTAGGGTTGGTTTTGCTGTAATTACACGGAATCCAGATTTATCCCAAGGATATTTTGGGAGTATACCGAATGCGTTAGCCTCTAAGTTAAGTTGTGCCCATGCATATGCACCAAAAATAGCGTTGAAAACGCCAGTTGTTGATGTTGTTACTGGAGCATCAGCTTTTCTAAGGAGATTTCTGTTATGTCCGTAATAGAGTGCCTCTAGTTCGTCAATAGTTTTTACTTGAACCAATTTAAATCAATCCTACCTCTTCGTCAGAAGGTTTGTAGTAGTAGCCATTTTGAATTTTCAAAGCAATGTCTGAAAGTCCATCGTGACCTACTGATCTAGCATCTTTCAAGATTTGTGAATAATCTTCTGTGTAAGATTTGTTCACAGTTTCTGGACTTGCGTTAGGGCGAGGTGTTTCTGTAGTAAAGGTTTGTGCCTTGCCTACTTCTAAAGTCTTGACATCATCTGTTTCTGGTTTATCAGCAACAGTTTTGTCACCGTCAAGTTTTGCTTGTTCACCTTGTTCATATGGTTCTGCTGGTACTGAGGCAACTTCTGCTCCAATATCATCTGAATCTTGAACTTTAGGTTTCAAGTCTACACTAGCATCAGATCCACTTGGGGATTTGTATGCTCCATCTTGTGCAGCTTTCTGTAATGAATCTACACTAGTGAATAGTGTATTTACATCAGTTGCTAAAGCTTTGTGGCTTTCTAAAATGGTTTTTTGTGACTCAACGACTGCTTTCAATGTATCTGCGATAACATCGTAAGCTTTTTCGACTTCTTCTTCCTCTTCTCTACGGTCTTCTTCGTCTTCTCTTTTAGATTCTTCGTCTGCCATGTTATTATTGAAATTATATATAAAGGGTTTATAAATATTGTGGTTATTTATATTTTATGGGAAGTTTCCCAAATCTTCTGGTTTTTTTCCAATTCTTTTGGTATTTCTACCTCCATTATGCCTAACATTGAAAGCTTCTGTATCATTTGTGCCTAGAAAATTAGCTCCTCTAGGACTAGTTCCATTGGCTGCATTTGTGCCTTCTTTCAATATTTGTATTGCTTTAGTTAATTTGTCTAATTCTTCAGGTGTCATTAGTTTATATCTATTATTTGCATAATGTTCCATCCATTTATCACCCTGAGTTCCTCCAGAACTAATATCTCTGCTTTTTGGCTTTCCTGTATTACTTTGAGGTGATTTCTGACCTAATATTTCTGCCCTTCGTTTCAATTCAGCAAGTGGTATGGTTTTAGGTCTTTCTTTTGATTCAAGTTTACCATGTTCTTTTGCTTGAATTTGTCTATTTAATGTTTCTTCGTCTGGTAATTTGGTAGCAGCTCTGTTGTTTTCTCCTACATAACCGTGTTCAAGTTTTCTATCATGTGTAGGACTTCTATGTGATGATTGAGCAAATCCTGCTTGACCTGTATTTTTTTGTTCATTTGGATCTCTTTGTCTGCCTCTAGTATTTCTTCCTTGGTGTGCACCTCTCTGATCTCTTTTTTTATCTCCAACTAATACTGGTTGTCCTTTATGGTCAACAATACCTTCATATTTTTCACCTGATTGTGGGTGTAGTTTTTCCCATTTTCTTTTACTACCACTTCTTGGATGCTGTTCAAGTGGATATTTATCTCCACCTTGGCTTCTATATCTTTTTGCATTTAATTGTTGTTTATGCCAATCTCCACCAAATTGTCTTTCAAGTTTCTTATCACCAAATTTTTCTCTCTTGGGTCTTGCTAACTGTTCAGGTGGTGGATTTTCATAACCTTTACTTGGAATTGCATCTTTTTCTATTACTTTTGGTGATATTCTTCTTCCTCTACCTCTACGTTTATTAATTGTATTAACTGCTTTTCTGAATGATTTCCATTTTTCTGCATTTTCTTCTCTAATAGTTAAAGCGACTGCACGATCGTTTGCATTACGACCAACTCTCTCCACTTCATCATCAGTGGGTTTTTTTCCTGTTCTAGCTTCTCTTTCTTCGAATTTATCAAAAGCATCATCAATAAATTTGCTTCCAACATGTTTACCTTGATCTGATACTATTTTTTTTCCATTTCTGTTTCGTATGACTCTGGAACGTGGAACTTCACCTAATTCTTGCCCTATTCTTTCATCTAATCCTGTTGCATGAGATCTTAGTCTATCTGGAAGTGATGTATCTCTTGCCGTGGTTCTACTTTCATGTTGCATTTCTCTTCCTCTATTCTCCCATTCTTCTCTACTAGCGTATGGTGATTTTTTTTCATCATCTTCTGGTGAATCTCTGTCTCTTGGTTGTCTTACACCTGCTGCTTCATCATCCCTTCTTTCTGATTTATCCCAATCATCTCTCTTTAGTAATTCCATTGCTTTCTTTCTTATTTTACCTAATTTACTTGCTTTGATATCCTTTGGTGCTTTACCAGTCTTAGGTTGTTTACCTCCTCTTCTGCGTTCTTCTTCCTGATCATATGTTTCATCAGATTGTGGTATTCCAAATGCAGCTCTTTCCATTCTTGCAGAGTCACTAAGTCTATTTTCTGCTGCTTCTCCTAATGGTTCATGTTTTAAATCTTTTGCTGGTTTTCCTGTTCGTGGTACTTTTCTAAGTTTATGATCTGAATATTTTCCTTCCTTATCATAATCTTCTTCTTTTATTTCTGTAATTGTTTCATGATCATACATATCTAATGGTATTTTTTCTTCTTTTCTAAATGCATTACCACTACTAGCATGCCCTGTTGCTACTGGTTTGTGTTGATTTAATTTTTTATCACCTGCTGTTGTGTCTTCTCCTGCTTCTCTTGGTGGAAATTGCACTCTTGCTGTAGAACCATCTCTTGGATCTCTAGCAGAATATATGCCTACTCTAGTTTGAGTTGCATCATCTGCCTGTCCTCTGCTTGTTTGTGGTTCTTTTCTACCAAGTTTACCAAATCCATATGGTCGTTGTGATTCAAAGTAATCAGGTTTCTCTCTACCGTCTGGTTTTCTTCCACTCTGAGGTTTCATTTTACCTTGACCTTCAACTGGTTTCAATGCATCTTTTGTTTCTAATGCTAATGCTTTTAATTTCTCTACTTCTTCTAATTCACCATCTGTTAATACTTTTAATGGTTTTTCTTTACTCTCTGATTTACCTTCTGTACCGTCATATTGTGCTTGTTGTGCTGAACCTGTTCTAGCATGATCTTTGGCTTGTATCTTTACATGTGTCTCAGGATCTTGGTCATTTTCATAACCTGCAAAACCTTCTCCCTTTAGTGTCTCTGCTACTTTAACTAGTTTACTTAACTTCAAACAGATTCCTCTTTTAATCTTTTTGCTATTTTAATTAGTGCTTTTCTTTTAAGATCTTTTGGTGCTTTACCAGTTGGAGGTGTACTTGGTTGTTTTGTATTAATTTCACTTAAACGTGTTGTTTGTTCATTGTCTAATTTACCAAAACTATCTTGATAATCCACCTTTGGTTTCATTTTACTTTCTCTTTCAAGGTTATCATCGTGTTCTTCTCTATTTGGCTGATAATCAGAATGAACGAATTCTCTTGCTCTCTTTGCCTGCCCACCAAATGATTGATCTTCTTCTTGTGGTGTTGCTCTTGTATTACTCATTCTTTCTTTATTATCCATTGCATCTTTTACTAAGTCAATAACTTTCCATTGCATATCTAGTTCAAATGCTTTATCTTTAAGGTCATACCATGATTCATTCTTGATTAGTTTCCTTCTCTTAATTACTTTCTTATTTCTGTCTTCTGGATAAGGACTTCCACTTCCTTGCCAGTTTGGAGGAACTTCTCCACCTGCTATTCCTTGTTGAACATTAGGTTCTGCTTTCTTTTTACTATCAGATGCATTTTCCTCATATTCTTTTAATTCTTCATCATTTAAACTTAATACATGAGATGGATCTTTATGTTTATCATAGGGAACATCCGTGAATGTTTGATTTTCTTCTTGTTTGAAATGTTTTCCACAATGAGGACATTCTGCTTTCTTAGAGTTAACTCTCTGTTCTGCTCCATTTTGATTATACATACTACTTGTGTCTCCTCCTGTATTTGATAAATCTTTACCCTTTTCTAATTCCATTTCTCTTGGTGTATCTGGTGAGTGTGCAACTTGTGTTGGATCATGTCCTGTTGGTGCATCTTTATCTACTGGTTTCCTACCTTTTTTTCCATGTCTATCTACAAATTCATTTTTACCATATCTATCAATTAATTTTTTCCTATTTTCTTTTGATTCATCATCACTATAATCTGTTTTCTTTTTACGTTTATGTGGAAATTCAACAACATCATCTTCGGTTAATTCAGGATGATTCTCCCACGCATCTGCTAGCATTGATTCTTCCATATCTTCATTAGTATGAGGAGTTTTATGATGATCACCACCACCATGATATTCACCACAATGAAGACATGTTAAATCTCCTCCACAATGAGCACATGTGTCATCATTTCCATCATGGAAATATGGATATTCTTTTTCAAAAGTATCGTCATATTTTTTAGTAAATGAACCTACAATCTTTTCTGCACTTTCTCTTGATTTACCTTCATCCATAAGTGCTTCTACTTTACCTTCAAATGTTGATATGCCTTCTAAATTAACTTTACCTTTGTTATCTAGTATGTGGGTTATATCATATTCATCTTGTTCATATTCATCTGCATTAGGTTGAACATCAGATTCAAGATGAACACGGCTTGAATTAATTTTTGGAGATGGTTTAACATCTGCTGTAGCTTCATCTTCAAAATGAGGTGTACCTTTCGCATGACTTTCCACTGCTTCTGTCATTTCTTCGGCTCCTGTGACGGCAGCTTCTAGTCTTCTCATTGCTCTTTCATCTTCAGATTCAAGTTCTCTTTTTTGTAAATCAATTCTACAACCGAATTTACTACATTTGATAACCATCTTGCCATCTCTGTCTTCAGTATGATCAGCCATTGCTTTTGCTACTGGATTAAAGTCTGTGATCAATGCTAATGGAACGGCTGGATCTTTACATACTGCTACTTCATAATGCTCCAAGTCTGTTAATTGATATGCTACTGAACCATCTTTCATTACTTTTGGTGTTCTGTTTGCTTTTGTTGCACCACCAAATGATAGTCCTTTGTATTCTCCTGATTTAATCTTACTCCATATTTCATTATCTAATTCATAATTTTTATGTATTTTACCTGTAACTTTGATTGCTGGTATTTCAGTACCTTCTGCACTTTTATACATAGTCTTTGAGAAATTAATTCCTTTACCAATAATACGGTTAGAGTGTGTATCACTGATTGGTGCTCCTCTGTCCATCCATACAGGTAGGACTTTGTATAATTCATCTACTATTGTAATTTCTCCTTGCTTGTCTTTTACTTCAACAGTTAAATAACCTTCAAAGAATCTCTCATCTGAGTTAATTGGTTCTAATGATTTAGTAACTATACTGCTGAAATACAGGTCTTTTACCATGCTAATTACTCATGATTCTAGTATATAAGTTTAAATAAAAAAAGAATGGATTGGGTGAGGTTATTAACCTACGCTTACTCCTTTTTTGCCTTGGTTACGGCATAATCGGCTGCAAATCCTGTGGTTAGACCTACTAAGGCTAAGCCAACAGTACCTACCGCTTCGATTGCAATAGTTTGTCCTACTGCGATTGCAGCGAAAGTAGAGATGATTAGAGCACCTGCTAGTTTCCTTGCAGAGTAAGTTTCCTCACTGTGTAGGTATCCTCTCAAAGTGTTCAATCCTGCTCCGATAATTGCTGCTACAACAGTTATCAATACTGGATCGACCATGTAATGCTGAAAACTATCGGCTATATAAACTTATGTGAACCTTTTATTCGTAAACCTTATAATAAAGTGACGTAATCGAGTGCTTGCTTCACCCATTTACATGATTTCTTTTTCTTACTTACGCTTTTTTTTACCATTATTCTTACCCCATTCTGCTGCTTCTTTAGATATTGATAGACCAGTTACGAATAGAGCGGATATTGCTGCTATCATAATACTCATCTCAAATGTTAATCCTACGTCATAAATTGATTCTGCCACGTTTCCTCCCACTAATGGTGAAAAGAAGGATATGCCAAAATTACCTGCTATTCTTGCTATTCCTCTTGTTATTTCCTGTTCCATAATTATACTTAAATATGGAGTATTTAAATTACTCTATTGGTTTTATGAAGTTTGTCTTCATAAGATGTAGAAAAATTTCAGGTTGTGTCACAAATGCTTGAATAACTTCATCTCTAAATATACCAGATGAGTCAAATTTTCCACACTTAAAACAGACATATATTCTTGATGATTCTTTCTTATATCCATATTTGAACGAACCACATTTACATCGTTTCTTCTTCACGTAATGTCGTTTTGTCTTTCGTTCAGATGGCATTTTAACCATACTTTGCTTGCAAGCATTTATTAATAAGTATTTCCATAAATTTTATTATGGGTACAGCATTTTATCTTTATGAGAATGAGGAAGAATTAAAAAAACTATATGGTCAACAATTAAATGAAGAGGCACATTGTATCAAAATAACAGATATGTATCTAAAACCAAATGATGTGTTATGGATTATTGAACAATATGAGAAAATAAAAGAAAAACCACTTATAGGTAGATCTATAGTTCATTTTAGAAATACTAGTTTTGATGAGTATAAAGAAGGTAATGAAAAGTTAGTTTTACATGAAAAGTTGGCATATGACCCAAAAAGAAATAAATTACAAATGTTTCCTAAAAAATTACGAAAACCAGAGTATGAAGTGAAAGTAGACCGATATTACGGAAATCCAAAGACAAAAAAGTGTAAAATAGACTATAAACATAGATATTATGATTTAACACAAGATAGAGTTAACATGGTGTTAAAATGAAAATAGATTTGTTTTTAGGTGACGTTGAAGATAAATTAGATATTATTAACGGAAATCTTGAAGATTTGAAGGTTTTACTTGAATTATTGCTTGCACCACCTGACTTGAAGGAATATGAAAAATATAAACTTGAAAAAAGAAGAAAATTAAGTGATTAAGCAGTTATTAAAGAACCAATTAGTAAACCAGAACCATAAATCATCATTACAAATCAAAATTTAGCACCACAGCCATTACATGTACTAAATCCTTTTGAATGACCATCATTTTTACCCCAAGTCCACTTCCATCCTTTTACTGCCTTACATTTAGGGCATGCTTGTACGCTCATCTTTTATTCTGAGTACCGTTTGTCATTAAAATCTTCCAATCTTTACCTAATTTCTTTTTCATCTTAAGCCAAAATGGATCCATGCCAAACATTCCACCTTTTTTATTATATTCTTTAGTTACATTTGCTATTCTTCTATGACATGATCTGCAAAATCTTGCATTGATTTGTTCTATTTCAAACTTATATTTACCACAAAAATAGCATAAACCATACATTTTATGTGTTACAGTAGCCAAAAGTGGCTCTCTACCACGCTTTCCAGCACATTCACCACAAATATCACATATGGTTGCTGAAGTTGCATCTCTTTTGAAGCAATTTATGCATATAGCCTCTTTGTAATGATCAACATGAGTATATTCGTCTTTCTGATGTTTTTCCCAAAGTTTTTTGGTTAAATCATTAGAATCTTTGTTTGTGTCTAACTCAGTTGGCAGCTAATCTCACCCTTTTCAATGCATCTTGAAGTATGATATAGATATTATTACATGAATAATGATCACAACCGTTTCTTCTTGATTCTTTTTTGATTTCTTCTATTGTTTCATCAATCAAACTGTAATTAGGTGTGTAAACATTTGGTATAACTGCTGTATTTACGTTATCTGCAATAACTTTTACCTCTTTTTTAGATATTGGAACTTGTCCAAATGGTGTGTCAACTGTCTCTTTTATTTCTTTACTCTTCTTTCTCGCCATCTTCCCACCTCCTTGTTTGTTCAAACTCATTCTTTACTAATTCTCTTGCTTGTCTAACAGTCATTCCTGCTGATTTTCTTAATTCATCAACAGTTTTTGTCTTTGTCCATCCAAAGTCAACTGCTGTTTGTAAAGTATCTTTGACAACTGTGAAATTTGCTGGTGTTATTCCGTCAGGATAACTCTTTTTACTCATAGTTGTACCTGTTCCTGATGCTGGAAATCCCTGTGCAACTCCACCAGTATCTGATGGTCTAGAGTTTTCAGGCTCTCCTTGTGATTGTTGACGTTGTTCTTCTGCTTCACCTAGGGAATTACCTCTTCCTCTACCTTCAATCATCATAGGATTGTTAACTGGATCCTTACTAATCTTATATTCGCCCTGATGTGTTCTTGTAATCTCGAATCCCATACCTTGTAATGCTTGCATGTTATTAATTTCAACACCATCTTGTTGTAGTTCTCTAAGTTTATCATTCTCTTCACCTGTTTTTAATTTCAAATCCCAATCATCTACACCAAACATTTCTGATAATTTCTTGAAAAATGCTTTGTAAAGGATATCTTGACCCCATTTTACTGCTCTGTTTGTAATTGTAACTTGTAAACCTTCTTGTGACCAACCACCAACCATTTCACCGTAGTAAAGTGGTAATACTCCGTAAATTGCACCTATAATCTGTCTTAATTCTTGTCTAACTGCAATAAATTCGAGTTCTTTTAGTGAACCAGTAAAGTCTAACCATTGTGCCATGTTGTTTCCACCTTTTTCTTGTTCTACAAGTAATGGATGTATCATGTAAGGGTCTTCTGTTGCTTTTTGTTCTAATGCATCCCATGATTTCCTAAATGTTTCATAGTTACGAGAAGCAATAACCAACATACCTCTTGGTGGTCTCATCTTATCAAAGTATTTTCTAACATACTCATCCATATGAGATAATGACATTGCCTTACTCCATACAGAGTAAATTGGACTGTAACCGTAAACTAGTGATGGTTTATACTTACCAGCCTTCCAAATTAACTCACCTTCACCGTAAATAACACGTTTTGGTTGTGGAATACCAATAGAATAAACAGAATTAACTTCACATACTGCTTTTAATGCTTGAGCACCACACTGATCACATTTATCAGTTGAAAGTCTTGTATCTCGGTGTTCAAATCGTGGACATACATATACTTTGTTTCTTTTATCATCATAGCCAATTCTACCGTCACTATCTGCAATCATGGCGACTTGTGGTGGGTCTACACGTATAATTTCTTTAATTTCAGTTCTTCTTTGGTCTATTCTACCTGTTCTATCATCTATAAAGTAGTTTTTCAATAATAACATGTAAGCGTTGTCTGCTACCTCTAAATCTCTTTCTAATTGTCTACAAACATCCTCTAAGTTCTGCTCGTTACCATTAATTGTTTTTGTCATCAAGTCCTCAAGTTGTTTTCTGTGTTCTGGTACAGGTCTTCTCAAATTCTTAGATCCACACGTATCACAAACTATTGGTTCTATTTTACTTTCTGGTGTATCCTCAACTATACCTGCTGGAGTAGCCTCTGCTGTTGGTTTGTATTGGAATTCTTTACTACAATTATTACATTTATACTTAAATCTCTCTGTTATCTCAAATCCATTCTTAAACATCTCTCTATTGATGGTTTCAATAGGTATTCTAAGTGCATCAATGTTATCTGCTAACTCATATATCATAATGAGAGGAAATGGAAATATTGGTAATTTGGCACCTGTATCGGTGCTCATATATGGTTGTGAAATAGAAGGTCTTACTGTAGATTCGGTATATCCTTTGTTAGAAAGGCTAAAAGCACTCTTAAGTCGGTCTACAAAACCCATGTTTATTCATTAAACTTTACATATATAAACTTTGTCCAAAAATGTAAAAAAAACGTCTAACCACTATGTTCGGTTACAGAACAGTTGATATCTCTACCTTTGTTGCTTTTACAAGTACAACCGTGCTCATGTGGTACATCTCCACCCTCATGTGAGTGTGTAGTGCCGTCTGCATGTGTATGTTCTTTTCTATCTAATATACCCATAAAAAACTTATAAACAGTATATTAATAAGTATTTCGTACCATTGGTGTGAGCTTGCATACCTTACATACCTCGTCATGTTTATTCATGCGATTTGGTTATCTAGAGGTGTAAGGAGGACTGTTGTAGCGAGGCAGGTGGTACAGAGTACTTTATATAGACGTTATTTGAAAATAAAACATGGTTGAACTTAACACAAAAGAGTATAGTATAATTTTTAGATGGTTTGAACATGCATTTGGTAAAAACAAACCTGCTGACATTCCTATGGAAGATAAAAGAGTATTTTGGAAGTTAACATTCTTAGCAGAAGACAAGATAGCGGAAGAAAAGGAAATGAACTCAGATAAACATGAAGTGTGATTACTGCGGTGAAGATGTTGGTTCTGTTATAAGCCTACCACACCCTAACGGTGACATTAAAATTCTATGTTTTGAGTGCTTGGACAGCATGGATGAAGAACAAGTGCGAGCCGAAGGCGAGCATTCAGAAAATAGCAAGTCACCAATCTAAACGTTTATAAGACCAGAATGACATAGGTTCTGCATGGAAAAAACTTATGAATATATCCTTGGGGAACTGCAAGAAATTGCAATGGATCATATGCGTGTAGCAAACAGAATACACTCATTAAAAATTCACGTAAGTAGACTTATAGAAAACAAAAAGTTTGGTAATGATATATTAGAGTTTGATGATCCAGTATTGGAGGATGTACCTCATGGATAACAGACCCATAAGAACCGTAAAAGAAAAACAGAAATGGTATTTTGACTGGCATGTTTTGTTGGCTTTCTTTTTTATAGGAACTGGTATAGGAATACCATTGGGCGTTGCAATGTTATGCTGGAGGGCATGGGAAGAATACAAAGGACAACATTGGAAACGTCATCAGCAACTTGGAGATCTTAATAATAATACAGCGGAGGCTATGAAATAATTGACACAGAGTCCTATTAGAGATTTATTAGACTTGTTACACGAGGACTGGCTACCTGAAGAACATAAAAAAACTCTCAAGGGTTTGATTATAGAACTTGTAGAAAATATGGGCGAAGATCAGAACAGTGACGGAGGCAGGTGGAATTGGTAGGCTATAACCAACTTGCAAAGGTAATATGCATCGCATGCAGCGAGCCGTTAGGCGAGCATTCGAAAAAGGGGTTGGTGCGTTGTTTGTTCCGAATTCAGGGAACATTGGTATCAGATGGCATTGAAAATACACAAAGTCAGTATAGTGATGAGGACATAGCAGATGCACGTAATGAGGGTCATATTGATGTGAGGGGGTTTGACAGAGGAGTTGGCTAAGATGGAAACCTTGAGAGACTTTGAGATGTATCAAATGTTCAAGAGTAAGAAAAAGAAAAAGGTGAAAAAGTAATGCCAAGAGAACATAAGATCAGTACAAAGAAAGTCATAAAGTTCTTAATGAAGAATGACTGGTCAGTATGGGATATGAGGGGTTCACATTATATATTACGTAAGGCTAATTCAGACTTGCAGTTACAAGTACCACTTCGTAAAGAACTAGGAAAAACCACTTTGGTCAGTACTATGGAACGTGCAGGCTTTACAGTAGAAGATTTATATAACGCATTGGGGTACAGATAAACATGAGAGGTCAAATGTAAATTGTATGATGATGAAAAGACTTGGAAACAACACTATGATGATTGGAAACATATCATGGAACGCTTAGGCGGAGATGATAGTGGTGTTGTCTTTCGTAGAAAGATTGTTCAAAGACTTATAGACGATTATGAGAGGTCTAATCATGGATAAAGTTCTATATATCTTTCTGGTGCTGATCAGTGCCGTAATGATATTCGGTATGCTTGCTTCCGCAAATGCGGAAGTCTACGAGTATCCACTTCCTTCGGAAGTTGTTGTTACGCAAGGTGATGAGTTTACTGTTATTAATTTGACTAATTCTACGGTTACTATTAGGCAGAATGATGGTTTATTCTCCTCGCAGATTGCTGTGAATGGAACATGGAATGCTGGTTTGCCATATGGTGTAGGTTATTATCCTTGGTCTGATTCTAATGGTAAGCAAGGTGTCATACGTATTGTTGAACCTATTGACAATAATGTACAAACCTCCACCGAAGATCCTATTATAAACGTTAATGATAACGTGGTTAGTGGTATTGCTACTCCTGATACACCTATTGCTGTTACTGTTATTAATCCTAATATGGATAGTTCTACAGTGATAGTAAAAACCGATTCAGAAGGAAACTTTGAGCAGAAACTAAACCCCACCGCTGAAGGTGATCATTCCATATATGTAACCGATAAGGATAAGACTACGAAGACCTCTTATAATGTAGAGGATAGTAATAAGAACCTAGACACTCGACTATCTGTATTAAAGGTGTTAGAGTCTATCTTGAGGATAATATATGGAGAGTAAGTACTGTAAAAAGTGTCATATAAGATACAAACACGTATTAGATAAATGTCCGTTTTGTCGTTCAGAATAGGATAAAGAACTTTAACCAGTTACACATATAGTCTGTTTCAGACTTGTAGTATATTAAGTTTCAGTTCCCAATCGGACTTGTATCTAACTTGTATTTATAAATGTTTCTAATTTTTGGTTTTTCTCCATATCGACCTGATCCGCCAATTTGCGGTTTCATACATTGTGGAAATAAAAAAAAATAAGGTTTTGGCGTACTCTGACCGCCTTGACTGCTTCCTTATTCTACTTTGAGAATTTCTGCAGGAAAGACCGAGCAGGTGCTAGCATAACCAGAATTAAGTTTAGATTCTTCCTGTATTGCTTTACAGTTTAGAATCTTCTCAATATCTGCCTTATCAAGTGAACCGCCTTTTTGAAAAACGGCTTTACCATCAGCAGATTTGAATGAATAGCCTGTGATTTCATACATAACAAGGTTGTTTTTCTTGCAATATGCTGTTAGCTGCTCATTCTGGTCGTCTATCTGTTCTTGTCTTTCTTCCTCAGTCATTTCACCACTGGATGGTGATGAAGTCTGAGTTTTTGACATAGTGGACAACATTTCCAAAATACGCTCTTGTCCAGCCTCTAAGGCTGCTAGGCGTGCTTCGGATGTGTCTTTTTTATTTATGCGTGCCATGTTATTAATTTCTAGGTCAATATATATGATATAAGGCTTTAGTCTGAAATGTTTGAAAATTGTGATACATACTATATGAGCCACGAGACCGCCCACGGTCGCCCACGTACATACATACCTATTTATCTGTACACGAATATATAATTAATTATGTACATATGTACACCATATATAAATATATATGTACATACATATTATATGTATATATATATGTAAGGGCTGGGTTATATATATGTATGTATTTATTTTTTAATATATATTTACTTAGTGCCTTCGGCACGCTGGCTGGCTGGGCTGGCTATATGTATAGTATTGGTATAGTATGATACTTGTATGCACAGATTGATTCCGAAAGGTATATATAGCGTATGGCAC